GATGTTAGATTATATACATTATGTATTATAGATTGTGATTTATATGGCATTGTAATATTCCTATGTTAGGATTGATTGATTGTATGATAGGGAAGTTCCTATCTCATAAGACACAGTTGTATGCTATGTCTTATAAGCTAAATACTTTTAAAGAGTATACTCTACTAATGCATCGACCATCATATGATATTTAACTTCTACGTTATCTGTATGCTTTTCTAGTTCTTTATATAACTCAGCATACTGTTTATCTGTAAGCATCTCTTCACAGCATGTAGATATACCAGAGTAAGCAGCCATAGATATACGTTCACTTTCATCTGGTTTTATATCATTCATAGTAGCTTCATGATCTGTAAGATCTAACATATCTATCTGAGCATGAGAACCTTCATAAGCATCTACCTTAGATAACTCACCATGTGGTAGACCATACTTTCCTGCACATATAGGCCCATATCCTACAGCTATACTCTGTTGGTTAGTTAGTTCTTTACCACAGAACATACAAGAGCTATGTAGTTTACCATAGAGTGTAGCGTATTTAGCTGGATCTTTAGAGAACTCAATAAGCTCATCTTCTAATAGATCTTTAGAATCCTCACTTAAGAATCTAGGATAAGTAAGTTTACCATTAGTATTGATTCTACCATACCAGATATTAGCTCCATAAGGTTGGCCATCTGTTATATTAATAGAGCCTTTATACTTAGATTTATTACCTGCTAAGGATAATACATACCCACCATTAAGTCTTATCTTAGGATACTTTATTGATTCGTTAGCTTTACGCATAAGCTGTAGGATAGTCTTATTAGCTGCTATGTGATAGTTTACTGTTGTGTTCATTATGTATACCTATATAGGTTATGTGTTTAAAGGAAGTCCATCATAGAGTCTATTTCTATAATGTAGGTGACTCTATGCTTTCTATCTTCTGTCCAGTCATATATCTTACCATTGATACAAGCTAATACATGACCAGATGTAAAGACTAGATACTTACCTACTGGTATAGTATTAGCTATAGTCTTTACTGTGTACTTACTCTTATTAGGTTGTCTAACATACTGTTTCTTACTAGCTCTACCTAAATACTTAATAGCTAAGTCTACATCAAAGCCATGTCTATATTTACGACCTAAGTTAGTTAGAAGCATATGAGCGTCTATATAATCATAGTCATAAATCATAGCTATAGCTTTAACAGAGCAATCATTACGCTCATTCATTAGAGTAGTTTCTCTCCTTAGTGCACAGTATCTACGATAGTTATAAGTATCAGATGTGTCAGTCATCTTAAGCTACCCCCTTCATCTTAGTTACAATAATATCTGTAATGTCTCTAAGATATACAGCACTGTGAAAATTATTAATTTGTATGTAAGGTTCATTAGAAAGGCTGAAATGAGGAGAGTCTAATATAAGATCTCTCTCTATAATAAGTGTCTTAGGATCTGTATGTACAGCATAGCACTTATAGGCTGGATCATAGATAGACATGAATTCTGTATAGATCATAGTTTATACCTTTTAATAGGTTAGTAGTTTAGAAAGCTTACAAGTTCTGTGGGCGTTATTCTTCCACATCTAGTGAGCATATCACAGTCTATATAGTATGTCAAGAACTATTGAACTTCTTATATAAACTCTTACATTCCCCATGACTTATCTATAAGATCTCTCTCTTCTTCAGTAAGCTTCTCTTTAAGAGTATACTCTTTATATTCTAATGCATCTAAGATCTCTTCCTCAGTACAGTCTCCTGGAGTAGCTATATACTTAGTATAGTTAGTAGTCTTAGCTAAGAGTGGATTAGGAAAGTCTTCAGTAGATCCACCTAACTGTTCCATAAGAGAAGTCTTAGGTGTCATAGTATAAGATGCTGAAGCTTCTCCCATATCTATCTTAAGTGCTAAGAGTACTATCTTAGAGAGAAGTTTCTTATATAAACTCTGTTCTCGTATGAGTTCTTTAGGTAGTTTATTAAGATAATGATGTAATTCCATTATCTCTGAACCTGAGAAAGCAGGTCTATACTTAGGTACTGAGCTAGGCATGGTAGATAGATTCCTATGTTGTTGATTTTATTAGACTCATTATAATAACATAGACTCCTATCATGTCAAGTATTAATTTAATGTTAGATACAAAAGAAAATAACAGCTTATTTAGAGTATTGGCTAAAAATGACATAAGTGACAATTGTCATACCCTCCCTGTGTGTCTGTGTCCGATTCCGGGGATTCTCTCTAACTAACTCCTATAATAGCTAACTAGCTACCTATAGTGAATCTGGATAGAAGTATATTAAAGGGTGTATATTATTTAAAAATAACACAGAACATACATACTAATAAAGAGAGATAAATAGATAGCTTAGATAGAAATATACAATAGAAGAAGATAGATATAGAATATACAAAGAATCGGATATAGAGACACAGAGGGGGTATGACAAATGTCATTTTTGGTTTTTTATGACAATATGACAAATAAGCTAATCATTAAACCTTGGAGATATTACAGAATTAAGCTGTTATAACTGAAATAACTATCTAAACTCATTCTTTCTCTAATCACTTCTAAGCAATCTTTATTCATAACTAATGCTAAACTATCAATTCAATCTAATAACAGCGTAAACAAGCTTACAATCATTCACACTTAACAAGTAAGTAATCATTCTAAGCTATTAATCATTCATAAATGATAGACGAAAAAAAGCCCCACTCGAAAGCAGGGCTAATTTTAAAGCTTGATTAACTAATTAATACTTTAGAGTAATCCAAGCAACTCCTCAGCATTAACAGGTTTAATCATTTTATTCAGCTTATCAGTAAGCTTGATTGTTACTACATCTTGTTTACTTGCTTCATCCTCACAAGTTACATTCACAGCTTGCAACAATTTCTCTGCCTGTTCAGGTTGATAAACAGTCGTGTTACTTGCAAGCTTAGAAAGCATATCCTTATAAACCTTAACAGTTAATGACAGCTTACTATTAGGCGCATCAAGAGCAGTTAATTCACAGCCAAGCTTATCAGCGAATAGAATAGCTAAGTTATCTTGAACATGAGCAGTAAACCATTGTTCTATTTGTTCCTTATTAAGCCTGCCTGAAACAGATTCAGCTTCTAAGGCAGTTATGATTGCATCCAGTGTGATAGCATTCCTATCTACTACCTCATTATCAGTACTGGTATGTATACCCTTCACAATCTTATCCTGCTCAGCTTCCAGCATATTAATGACATGCTTAGTCAGTCTATCCATATTAGCAGTCACTACTTCAGACTCTATAACAGGGACTATAACGCAGCTATTCTCACCCGCGATAGTTCCTGTTTTCGTGTTAGTCTTATACATAACTTTAGCTACTCTATAGCCCTGTGGCGCTGTTACGGGTGCTTTTGGGCTATAGGGCATGAATGTATAATCACCGTCTACGTTAGTCCCGCGTGTAAGGAGCTGACGAGGAGTGACAGGTGTTGCACTAGTTGTATGTGTATCTGTATTCATATCAATATACCTTTATAGGTTGATTAAATCAGGTCACAGTATTGCGCCTGAGTAGAAACAATAGCACACTCGACTCAATATATCTACTGCTTTCGCACTCCTATTACATTTAATTACATATCTAAGTTATCTAACTATTATAAATGTATATCTTAGCTGTAGAAAAAAGGAGGGGGGATAGAAGCCTTTTTTGATCTGTGACATTGGTATTCCTATTGAAGCTCCCACAAATCTCTAAACTTTTTTATGAGAGGTCTCTCCTTACTCTTGTGTATTACATAGGAGATAGGAGATACATAAGATCCCTCTCTTGCGTGCTTGCCTCTTTCATCACATAGGCGTATAATAGTTAGTATTATTGTAGAAGTGGAGGACTCTTATGAGTGTAGCAGTAGATACTATGATAGCACATGGAACTACCTCTGGGCGTGCACTTGAGCTTCTTGGTTCAGGTGTTCCTCAGGAGTCTGTTGCGTCTGCTTTAGGTGTAACTCCATCTTATATCTCACAACTCCTATCTGATAGAGACTTCGCAGCAGAAGTTACGCGGCGGAAGTATGAAGCTCTAACTAAGCACACTGAGAGAGATGCTAAATATGATGGATTAGAAGATACTCTCTTAGCTAGATTAAAGAACTCTACATCTCTTCTCTTCAAGCCCCTTGATATAATGAGAGCATTGAAAGTAGTTAATGAAGCTAAGAGACGCGGCACAGACTCTAAAGAATCAATTATTGCACAGCAGAATATAGTAGAGATAACTATGCCTACTCAGATTGTGCAACAATTTACTACTAACATAGTTAATCAAGTTGTTAAAGCTGGAGATCAGGATCTAACAACTATACAATCTAATGAATTACTTAAGAGCATAGAGAGTCCTCATCCAGAGGCTTACTTAGATGCACCACCTGAATCAGAAGCACCAGTAGAAGAACCTACACCTCAACCTAACATACTAGAGAATAATACACTATTAGATTCCCTCTGATATTGTAGTGCTCTCTTATAGAGAGTTATGACTAAACTAAAATCAAATATAAAACCTGAATTAAATAGACATACTATGAAAGATAACCATAAAGCTCGTAAACGTCTAGATCGTCTGGTAGAGATCTTAGATTCTCCTTCTATGAGAGATCAAACTGATCTTGATATCATGGCAGCTATTAAGAAGAGACCTCTTAGGGAGGTAGATGTATGAGTGAAAGATTCGCACATATGTATATAGCTGAACTACAGAATAGACTGAAGGACTATTATATAGGTCATCCTACTAGAATAGCTTTAGTGATACAGATAGACTCTATTAAGAAGGTTATGAGAGATACAGGACATACAGGCTTTGACTGATTCACAGGAGCCAAGGAATCTATTAGAAGAACTCGGCGGTGTTACTCCTATAAGAGAGTCTAATGAGATTCCTGGTGCAGAGCAGGTAGATGTACAGGATATAGGAGCATCCGCAGCAGATATACAACAAGCTGCTAAGTTAGATCTTAACTTCCTAGCTGCTCTTATAATGCCCACTGTCTTTAAGTTTTTATTTCCTACAGTCTTTCTTTCTGTGTGGGTGTGGCTTCTAAGTTTCGTACATATAGCTCGTATATTTCCACAACTTGCATTAGGTCTGCCTCGTGGATTTGGTAAGACTACACTTATTAAGATCTTCATAGTCTATTGTATACTCTTTACTAATAAGAAATTCATACTCATTATATCTGCTTCTGCTAAGCTTGCTGAGGCTATAGTTGCAGACATAGCAGATATGTTAGATGAACCGAATATAAAGAAAGTTTTCGGTGATTGGCGCTTGGGTATGGAGAAAGATACTCAAGCTATGAAGAAGTTCGGTTTCAGAGGAAGAAACATTACCTTAGCAGCCTTAGGCGCAGGTAGCTCTCTTCGTGGACTTAACATTAAGAATCAGCGTCCAGATATAATGGTCTTTGATGATATACAATCAGCTGAAGATGCTGAATCAGAGGTCATATCTACTGCTCTTGAGAAGTGGATGATAGGTACAGCTATGAAAGCTAAGTCTCCTCATGGCTGTATGTTCTTATTCATAGCTAATATGTATCCCACTAAGTGGAGCATTCTTCGTAAGCTTAAACTCAATCCTACTTGGACTAAGTTCATAGCTGGTGGGATATTAAGAGATGGAACTTCCTTGTGGGAAAAACTCCAACCTCTTAAACAGTTAATGAAGGAGTTTGAGAACGACTTAGCTTCAGGGCATCCGGAGATCTTCTATGCTGAAGTACTTAATGACGAGAATGCTAGTAGCAATAATCTTATCGATTTATCTAAGCTACCTGATAGTCCTTACAGTGAGGGAGATATTCCTGGCGGGAACTTTATCATTATTGACCCTGCTACGGATAAGATAGGATCTGATGAAGTATCAGTAGGTTACTTTGAGATACATAATGGTTATCCCTGTCTCATGGAAGTAACAGAAGATAGATTATCTCCAGGTGATACCATACGTACAGCTCTTAAATATGCTCTTACTCATAACTGTCGCTTAATAGGAGTTGAATCTAATGCTTATCAGTATTCACTTCTTTACTGGTTCAATTTCATATGTCAACAGTTAGGTATAGAAGGAATAGAAGCTGTTGAATTATACTCAGGAGTAAGATCTAAGAATTCCCGCATATTAGAGATGTTTAAATCTCTTGGTAAAGGAGAGATCTTTATAGAGAAGAATGCTAAAGCAGCTTCATTTGCTCAGATTATCTCTTTCAATCCTATAAGACGAGATAACACAGATGGTATCTTAGATCTACTCACCTATGCTAATAAGACTATTGAGATGTATATGGAATTCATTATCTCTAATACTATCATGGAAGCTCAAGAATACGATGCATTAGAAGTAGAAGAATTTAATACCGCATTTTAATAGAAATCTAACAGGAATAAATAAACATGGCTAATTCCACATCTTTTGTATTAACAAGGAAATCACAAGACTCCTTTATACAGTATTATAGAGAGACTCTTCTAACAGTTAATGCAACTCAAACATCTCAGCGTAATAAGTTTATAGATATAGATAGAGCTTATATGCGAGAGAATGATACAACTGATCATCAAACTCAAGCTAAGCGCGCTAATAAAGCCGGTAATCAAGATGTTCTACAGAATGTAACTGTTCCTATAGTCATGCCGCAAGTAGAAGCTGCTGTTGTATATCAAGCCTCTGTCTTCCTTACAGGTGTACCTATCTTTGGTGTTGTAGCTAATGATGAATTCATGGATGCTGCATTACAGATGGAAACTATCTTAGATGATAATGCAGAACTAGGTGGCTGGACAAGAGAACTTATGATGTTCTTTAGAGACGGTTTTAAATATAACATGTCTGCAATAGAAGTATCCTGGGATAAAGAAACAGTGGCATCTATTGAGACTGACATAGAATTCTCTCCTGAGCAAGGTAAACCAGTAGATACTATCTGGTCAGGTAATAAACTTAAGCATTTAAGTGTCTATAATACTTTTGCAGATCCAAGAGTAGCACCTACTGAATGTTATAAGAAAGGTGAGTTTGCTGGATATACTGAGTTCTTATCTCGTATAGAACTTAAAGAGTTTGTATCTAGTATGTCTGGATCTATTACTATGAACATAACTAAAGCTTTTGAGTCTTCTTCCTCAGCTATTCCTGGAACTACTACTCAAGAGACAGCAGAAGCTTTCTTTATACCAGATATTAATCCTGAGCAATCTATACACGAAAGATTCGAAGGTAATATGAACTGGTTATCTTGGGCGGGCTTAGGTACTTCTGGTCAGACTGCTAAGAATATGACTATTAAGTATAAGAATACTTATGAGAAGACTACTCTTTATTGTAAAGTCTTACCATCTGAATTCGATCTTAAAGTTCCAGCTAAGAATACACCACAGATTTGGAAGCTTATTATCATCAATCATGAAGTTATTATCTACGCAGAAAGACAGACTAATGCTCATGGTTGGATTCCTATCTTAATTGGTCAGCCCTATGAAGATGGTTTAGAGTATCAAACTAAGTCATTAGCAAGAAACTCTAAGCAGTTTCAAGAACTCACATCTGCTTTCATGAATGCTAATCTTGAATCTCGTAGACGTTCAATCTCAGATAGAGTTCTCTTTGATCCATCTCGTATACTCTCAGCACATATTAATGCTAAGAACTCTGCAGCTAAGATACCTGTTAGACCCGCCGCTTATGGTAAGAATGTAGCTGATGCTGTATATCAGTTTCCTTATAGAGAGGATCAGCAAGCTAATAATATGAGTCAGATAAGAGAATTAGTTCAAATGTCTAATATCTTAGCTGGTCAGAATCCTGCGAGACAAGGACAGTTTACTAAAGGTAATAGAACTAAGTCTGAGTTTGAAGATATCATGGCTAATGCTAATGGTCGTGATCAACTTGTATCTATACTCTATGAAGCACAAGTATTTACTCCTATGAAGACTATCTTTAAGTTAGATATTCTCCAATATCAAGGAGCTGCTACTCTCTATTCAAGAGAGAAAGAAACCGCTGTAGAGATTGATCCATTAGAACTTCGTAAAGCAATACTTAAGTTTAAGATATCTGATGGATTAGTTCCTTCTGATAAGATTATAAGTACTGACGATTGGGCTACTGCTCTACAAGTCTTAGGTACAAATCCTGAGTTAGGAAGAGGTTTTAATCTAGCTCCTATGTTCTCTTATATGATGAAAGTAAGAGGAGCTATGATACATCAGTTTGAGAAGAGTCCAGAACAAGTGGCTTATGAACAAGCACTTACTCAATGGCAACAAGTAGCTATTACGGTAGCTGAAAAAGGAGGTGATCTTAAATCTATCCCACAACCACCCTTACCACAAGACTTTGGATATAATCCTGCTGGTCAAGATAGACCAGAAGCTGCTGAACCTGCCGCAGGAGAACTTCCAGATAACAGAGTTAATCCTCAATAACAGAGAACTACAATGTCAACAGAACTAGTACCTAACAGTTTTACAGAATATAAACTAGATGATTTACAGCAAATACAAGGTAGTATCTATAATGAACTACAGTTACAAGTATTGCATAATCATCTATCATCTTATGCAGAAGAGAAGATAGCTTTGGACTATGATCCAGAACATCCTCTTCTCTTTGCTCAGGATGAAGCTAGTCTTAAAGGTAAGATAGAGCTTCTACAGTATCTAATAGATACATCTAACGCATCCCTTGAAATATTAATAGATAACACTACCACACAGGAATAATACTATCATGCCTAACCCATTTAAAAATATCTTTACCTCAGCAACACCTGCACCGCAGACTCCAGTTGATCCAGCAGCTCCTGCACAACCTGCTCCTGCAACTCCTGATCCAGCTACAGGTAAGCTTGCTGATCAGACTCCATCAGTTACACCTGTACAAACACCTGGAACTGCGGCTAATGGTGTAGTACCTGATAATGTAGAAACACCACAATCTCCTCTTGACCAGTTTAAGGACTTATGGGATACTAAGCCTAATGAGAACACACCTCAAGGATTTATCCCTGAGTCAATAGATCCAGCTAAGTTACAGGAAGTTATATCTAAAGTTAATATGACTTCTGTTATAACTCCTGAGTTACAAGCAAGGATCAATGTAGGTGGTGAGGATGCTGTAAAGGCTAATCAAGAAGCTCTAAATTTAGTGGCTCAACAAACTTTGATGCAATCTACAACTGTTGCTAATAAGATGTTTGAGACACAATCTGCTAAGCTAGTAAAATCCATAATGGATCAGATACCTGGCTTAGTTAAAGAACAGAGCGTTAATAGCGCACTTCACAAATCAAATCCTATCTTTTCTAATCCTGCTGTAGCACCCGTTATTTCAGCGGTTAAGGATCAGCTACAACTTAAAAATCCCAATGCAACTGCCGACGAACTAACTGATATGGCTCAAAACTTTGTTAAGGTTTTGGGTGAATCAATAGCCCCAGCTCCTATTAATCCCACAGATGCAAGTGGTGAAATAGATTGGAGTAACTGGGAGAATCAAGTTTAATCCTTTTAATACCTTTAATTTAATAGATAGGAGATTTATAATATGTTTAATCGTGCTTTGGTTCGTCAAGATGGTATGATTCGTGAGATGCGAGCTGGTGATGGTTTAGCAGCTAATTACGCACCTTATGATCTTACTACTGATGCTAATGTTGCATTAACTGCTGGAATGATAGCTTCAGGTTTAATTCTTCGGGATAACATGACAGCTAATAGAACAGATACTACACCTACAGGTGCTGAACTTGCTGCTGCATTTTCTGGTATGGATATTGGTGATACTTTCAGCTTCAAAGTTTTATGCTTGGATATTATCCAATCTGTTATACTTGTTGGCGGTACTGGAGTTACTGTAAGAGGTATTGCTACTGTAGCAAATAACACTGCTACAGAGTTTGTTTTGCTTAAAACAGGTGCAGCTACTTTCGATCTTATAGCTGTTCCATAATATTAATATTAATATTAATATTATTACCTTTTAATTATATTTTAATTCTTTAGGAGAATTTACTATGTCCGCAGGACTTTTTAATACCGGTAATCTCACACAGGACCTAGCTAAGAAGTCCTTTGCTGGAATGATTACAAGGCTGATGCCTAATGGCTCAGCTCCTCTGTTTGGTCTAACTTCTATGTTACCAAGTGAAACAGCAGTTCAAACTGAACATGGTTTCTTTACTAAGACTATGCTCTTCCCTGAGATGAAACTAGATGGTGCTATTGCTGATGGTGTTATTAACATCTTCACAGTAGATACCACTGTGAACATCCTTCCAGGTATGATCATGCGTGTAAGTACTACGTTTGAGAATATCATCATTGACTCTGTTATTAGTGCCACACAGGTACAAGTAACTCGTAGTGTTGGTTCAGTAGCAGGTGCTGCTATTGCTGATAACGTAGATATACATCAGGTTGGTAATGCATTTGAGGAGTCTTCTCTTCGTCCTAATGCTCAGAACATTATTCCTGTTCGTATTACTAACCTGACACAGACCTTCCGTAATACTTGGGCTATCTCAGAGTCAGCTCGTGCTACTCAGGTTATTGCAGGTGAAACTAACGTAGCTGAATCACGTCAAGATTGTGCTGCCTTCCATGCAGTAGATATTGAGAAGATGTTGTTCTTTGGTCAGAAGTCTCAGTCTACTCGTAATGGTCAGCCCTTCCGTACTGCTGATGGCCTTATCAACATGGTTAGTGATATTACTAACTACCCCCCTAGCTATACAGGCCCCAATATAACCACTGCTGGTGCAACTACTAACTTTACTGAGTTAGAAACTGCTCTTGATCCTGTCTTTGATCAGGCTACTGATCCTAAAGGTGCTAACGAACGTGTGTTATTTGTAGGTGGTCATGCTATGACTGTCATTAATACCATTGGTCGTTTGAATGGATCTTATCAACTGATGGATGGTCAGACTAACTTCGGTTTGCAGTTCAAGACCCTTACTATGAGTCGTGGTACCTTCCGTCTGATTGAGCATCCTCTCTTCAACTCTAATATCTTCTGGTCACAGATGGCAGTTGCAGTTGATCTTGCTACCTTCCGTGTTGCTTACCTTGGAGATCGTAAGACTCAGAACAAGGAATTCAACATGTCAGGTGATGTTGCTCAGGATAATGGTATTGATGCTGTAGGTGGTACTCTAACTACCGAGCTTACTACCATTGTTAAGAATCCTCCTGCTAATGCTGTTATCTATGACTTGGATGCAGGAGCTGTAGGTTAAGATTTGCTGTAATTTGTAACTCAAAAAAGGGTTTAAGGATGAGCCCTTTTTTAATTTAAACTTATAACTAAGAGAGAACTATAATGAATGATGAAACTAAAGTAGAAACAACTGCCGAGAAGTTGAAAAGATTAGCTTCTGCAGAGCCTATTCCTGCCAGTGATGAATCTGTTGGTGAAACTCAGGGAATTGAAGAAGTAGAACCTAACAATGAAGCTATCTTAGCTAATCAAGTTAAGGTTGAAGAGATTAAAACTGAGTTGAAAGTAATTCCTGATGCACCAGAGAAGACTTTCCATGTATTCTATCATACACTTGCTAATTGTAACATGACTCTACCTAAAGGTGGACGTGTTATCTTTGTAAATCACAGGTGTATTACAGATCGTCCAGAAGCTATTGAGCATCTACAAGCTGAGATTGCTCTAGGTAATAAACGATTATCTGTAAAACCAGGTCAAGAAGTAATGACAACTACTGAGTTAGATCCTGTAGCTTCATTACGTAAAGAGCATTTTAAAGAGTTCAAAGCTATGCAGGCTGAAGCCGCTCGTAAGATAGCAGCTGGTGAACCTCTTTCACAATCTGAATCTGAAGTACAAGCACTAACTCCTGGCTCTACTGCTGACATTGCATCATTAGCTGCGGGTTCTGGCAAGTAAGATTTAGTTAAATAACTTAAGGGTAGGGTAGTATGACTTTCGCAGAGATTTTACAAGAGGTATATAATATCACAGGTAGAGCTGATTTAGTAGATCTTACTAAGTCTGCTGTGAAGGCTGCTACCCTTAAAGCCCACCAAACAGATTTTTATTCAAAGGATATATTTGAGTTAAATTATACTTTTCTTACTCCAGGGTATATACAGTCTTTTGATATCATTTCAGTTTTACCTAATTATCGTGCACTGAAATATATGAGAAGAGTAGAAACAGCTACATTGGAACCTAATATCTTTTTTACTATGTTAACTACAGAAGAGATATTAGATGAGTGGGGAAGAGAACGCACAGATATATGTTATGTAGCTGGTAGAACCATAGAGATCAAATCTTTAGTAACATTTGATACTATAATATTGGGTTCTTATGTTAATCCAATAGTAACAGAGGTAGGTTATTCTAGTTGGGTAGCTGATCTATATCCTTATGCTATAGTACATGAAGCTGCTAGAGTTGTATTTGCTACTACAGCTCAACAAGCTGAATCTAATTCACAGAGAGCGCTTGTATCAGATCAGTATGCAGAACTTAAAATTAACGCCGTACCTGATTATGGTTATTAAGAGGATTTATTATGTCTGATGATGCAAATGTATGGCAACCTAGAACTACTGGAAGACCGGAAGCAGGACAGATATTATATTCAGATAATACACAAACTGAGATAGTTAATACAGCAGCTGAAACAGTGTTAGCTAATGTTACTATTCCAGCCGGTACTGTAGCTCCAGATGATAAGCTCTTATTAACTGTTTTAGGCAGCTATCTTAATAATGATGCTAATGGTAGAACTTTTGGTTGGGGTTTATTATTAAATGCTGCCGGAGCTATAATAGTATCTGTTTTTCCTGCTATAGCTGGAGTTAATACTTCTGTTAATAGGAGACTAGTTAAATTTGAAGCTGCTATTAATATTACTTCTTTAGTATCTCAATCAGCCTCTTATAGAAACGAACTAGGCGGAGCTTATTTACCTCTTAATTGGGGTACTATTGTAGGTACACCTAACGGAGAATTATCTTCTGGAGAAAGTCCTCCTTTAGTAGAGAACTTAGCTATAGCCAGTACTTTACGTTTAAGTTTTAAACATGCTGTTGCTAATGCTAATCTTAGTTTTATATCTAAGAGTATTGTATTAGAGAGATTGCCTAAAGGCAGTTTTACTTAAGAATTTTAATCTTATATTTTAGGAGTAAATTATTATGTCTGGCGGTATCATTGTTAATGTTGGAGATAGTACTAAAGGATTAGCTGGAGTAGAGCTAGCTGATGGAATAACTGCTCTATTATCTACTGATAGTGTAGTAGGTGTAGCTCGCAATCGTATAATATCTGTACCTCATGATACAGCACCTGTTCTTGCTAATGGCTCTGCTCAATGGCTTTCTCCTGTCTATAGTTTAGAAGTTATGGCTGTCACAGTATCTGCTGGAACTGTACCTAACATACAAGCTAATTGGATGATTAGATATGCAGTAGATCCAATAAATGATGCAGCCGCTGCTATTATGTTACCTTCGGCAGTTACTGCTGATGGAGATGCAGATATATTACAAGTAGGTGCATTTAATGTTACACCTGTGCCTACACGTAATGGAGCTGTATACGCACATCAACTTATATTACCTCAGCCGATTAAGTTACCTATCTTTGGTGGAATTACACGCTTAGATTTCAGGCATAATATAGGCGCAGGAGTAACTTTAGATTTCTTGGTTAAAGCTGTGGAGTTAGTGTAATGTCTATGAAGCCCTACTCTAACTATCTAACATCTAAGCCTAGTGATGTAGATAAGTTTCCTGCTTTAAAGATATTCTGGCATCATAAGGATTATAATGTAGGTGAACAATCTTGGACAGATAGAGCTGCTGGGATTAAAGTTATATTTAAAGATCCTTTAAGGGTAGATCCAGAAGAAGGTATGGCTGGAGATCAAGCTAATACTATAGTTAGACAGATAGGAGATATTCCTTCTTTATCTAATCATATAATGCTAGGTATAACTGGTAGACTTGAGCAGAATAGCAGTGAGCTATTAAGTTCTCTAGGTGAAGCTCCTAATTCATATCCTCAACTTTCAACTAGCGGCTTAATGTTTACTTCGGCTGGTAGTTTTATGGCTAATACACCAGCTATGATTCCTACTCCTCCTACTTCTGGAGAGCAGAGAACTTTAAATATGGCTCAAGTAGATACTATAGATACAACTAGTCCTAAGATATCTACTATGCAACCTGTTGAAGGAATACAAGGAATACCTTTTGGTTCTGGTACTACTATAAGCACAGGTAGAGTTGTATTTGGCTCTGATTTTAAGAGTGTATTTTTCACTCCGCTAACTAATGAAATAACTCCAGATTGGTTTCTAAGAACTTTCTTTGTATTTGATTTTCAAGATCCTGTTAGTGATGAAGAGATGAAGATAGCAGGTACAGAGATGATGCGTACAGGTGAGTTATTTGCTGGTTGGGCAGGACGACCTTAATAGTTTAGTTAAGAGGATATCAATATGTCAGGTGTATTCATTGAGGGCGCATTAGCTTTTGCTCAGTATACAGATGCTACTTATAATTATTTTGGTGAAGCTAGTCCAGCTTCTGCTTTAACAGACCCTAATTGGCGAGTTAATCGTATGAATATTGCTACTAATAGAATAGAGTGGGTAGATGGAGGTCAGTTTACTCAAGTATTTACTGATCTAGGTACTGTAGCTGCTTTAACTTTTGCTTAAAGGAAATACCCTATTATGTCTTTCTTAACTAATTTAATTAAGTTTGGGGTTGTTAGAAGTCCAGGTAGGGCTTTTAATAATTCAGGTTATGGGGAGTTTTTAGTAGTTAGCTTATCTTTTACAGCTGTACCAGTTGGAGCAGGAGTAGCACCATTTCCATTAGGCGCAAGAAGAGATTTAAATTCTCGTGTAGATGTAGGCGCAGATGTAATAAATATGCCAGCCTTAGTAATAGCAGGAGATACTTTTATTATTGAGGCTTTTGTAGATTTTTCAGCTACACCGCCACTTGCAGTTGGTACTAATTTAGAGTTAGTTATTGAACGATTACGTATTTCTGATGGTCAAATATCAAGCTTTTTAAATTTTACTGGTATATATAATAATGCTATTATTGGCACTCTAATAAATGGTTCAAGAGTTGGTATATTAGATCGTACCATATATGATAAATTAAGAGTTAAAATATTTCATGATGACCCAGTTAATAATACTTTTGTTGTTGGTAATGTTTCTCTTTTAATTCGTCAACTTCCTACTTAAACTTATAATTAATAGGATTATATATGCCTGAGCTAGAACCAGAAAGTAAAATACAATACATAGTAAGAGATAAGCCAGCTGAGAAAGGGCTTACTATTAATAATATACTCCTAGCTGTATTAATCTTAGGAGGTACTGCTTTTAGTACTGTTCTTATAAATAATATGAACGATATAAAAGATAGACTTACTGAGGCTTTATCCGCTATAGTAGATATTAAGATACATGATGCTAGAGTAGCTAATGATATATCTCATGTTGTACTTGCTGTAGGTGAGTGTCAGAAGTTTCATAAAGAGGTAGAGAAGAGATTGGATAAGTTAGAGTCTAATTTTAAGAGGAATAAATAATGAAAGTTTGGCTTATACGTTTACTACTACCATTACTTCCTACTCTATTTGATATATTGTTAGATGCTTTAGCTAGCTTAGCTCGCCGCACAGATAATAATATTGACGATCAATTAGTGGATACTTTACGTATCAATAAGGAAGATGTTATTGATGAAGTTAAATCTTCTCTATAATTAAGGATTACACTACATGGCTCAATTTGATCACAGAATAGATTTAAAGAAAGCTCAATTTCCTATGCTAACTTCCGAGTTAGGTAGAACTGTGCTGCTTTCTAATAATCGTAATACTCCTACAAATGAAGAGCCTAATGTACCTGAAGTCTTATACTGTCATAATGTAATGCCTACTGATAGAGGTATGCAGAGTGTAGGATTTAAGCCTATAATGACTGCACCTGGGAGCGGCGGAGCTAGTGTTCTATTTAAGAAGGTTTTACATATAGAGAATGTAGAGAACAGTACTGCGGCTGGAATATGGTATAATGATAGACCTGCAATGTTAGCTTATACTACTGAACCCCTTAATAATCTATATGTTAATCTCTATGGAGCTACTACTTGGATTCTTGAGCCTACTGTAAGTGGATCTAATTTAATTGAACCCTCTGTATCCAATGTGAAAGGCGCTAGTTATGTATTAATTAGACCTAATGTAGTTGTAGCTGCTGATAACTTAGGCTCTCTAAATATTAAAGCTTTCATAGGTTCTCCTTTCTCTGCTATAGAAGGTATAACAGAATCTAATGGTTATCTTATAGCTTGGGGTGCAGATGCAACTTCTAGTGTTAATAGTACACTTATAGCTTGGTCTTCTCTTATAAATCCTTTAGATCTAACTCCCTCTGCAGTAACAGGTGCAGGTAATGGTAAACCTGAAGGAGCTAAAGGAGAGATCTTATTCTGTGCTCCTAATTCTAAAGGTTTCTTAGTATACTGTAAGAACAATGTAGTAGCTGCAGTATACACAGGTAATAAACAGTTTCCTTTTAAGTTTACTCCTGTAGAGGGATCTAAAGGTTCAGATACAAGATTTATAGATGTTAGTGGCTTTCCTAATCTTAATAGCTTAATAGCCTATGACACTGATTCTTATGGTCAATTTATGTACTCTGAGTTAGGTGGTATGCAGATTGTTAATAGCATTAAAGCTGAGACTCTATTACCTGAGGTTACAGACTTCTTAGCAGGAAGACTTGTTGAAGACTTTAATGAGACTACTAAAGTATTTAGTATAACAGAAGTAGCTACTGATGAGCTTATGCTTAAAAGAATAGCTTTTATAGGTACTAGATATCTTATAATTTCATATGGTATAAATGAATATACTCATGCTCTTATATATGATCTAGCTTTAGAGAAGATGGGTAAAGTTAAGATCACCCATGTGGATGTATTTGAGCATAGACAGGTTAAGCTAGGTACTTCTTTTAGGGATCTAGCTAAAGAGAGTATTGCATTCATGGCTAATGATGGTTCTGTATCTGTTATGTCTTTTAATCCTGTAGATACTACTCGTACAGGGGCACTTATCTTAGGTAAGTATCAACATCATAGAGGGCGGCACTTAATTCTACAAGGAGTTACAGCTGAGAATGTAGATGCAGCAGATTCTTTTACATTCACTGATATGGTATCTCTTGATGGGCGGAATATTAGCTCTCTTGTTACAGGTGTAGAGACAGTTGGTACTGTAGGATTTAGAGAGTTTAAACTCCTCTCATCCGCTAGAAATCACTCTCTTGCTTTCATAGGTGAGTTTATACTCTCTACTATTGAGCTACTATATTCAATAGGAGGTAGTAGATAATGGCTGCTGTTGATAGTTTATTAAATACTGATCTACCTACTCTAGTAGATTTAGGTGATGGAAGTAGAGAAGATCTAGAGAAGGAATTACAGCAAGTTCACAATGCTATTGAGATCTTACAGGCAGAGATAGAAAGAATTCGTTTAGCTACTGGTACTGCTCCACCGCTATAATGATAGCCTTTAATTTTTATAATATAAGAGGATTACTGATATGAAACGTATGGGCTTAGGTATAACAAGAGTTGAAGGCTTAGGTGTGCACGGACTAAACTCTGGAGCTAGTCTTAATTTTAATACTAGCTTCTCTGACATAAATACAGGTCTATTTGGTCAGGACACAACCACTAAAGGCGCAGAGACTAGAGACCTAAAAAGAACAGAGACTCTAGAGATAGATGATGTAGCACTATTTAAGATGTTAGATGATGCCCTATCTGGCGTCTCTGGCTTGGAAGCTATCTTTGGTCAAGAAGCAGGCTCAGGAATATTTGATTCTTCTGGAGCTAAGGCCGGTGCTGGTGATCTTATAGCTAAGATTGCTGGAGAACTAGCTAAAGTTACTGCTACCAAAGTAGGCACAGAAACAGGTACAATAAATACTGAAACCTCTTCAGAGTCTAGTGGTATCATAGATTCTGTTCTCGGTTTCTTTTAATTAGGAGATAACTACTATGGCAACAGCTGAAATACAAGAAAATGTAGGTATAGAGTCTGCTATTGCAGCAGCTTTATCTCCTGTATTAGACTCAGTAGAAGGGAGTATCTCCGTTGGTGCTACTATTGATCCTTTGCCTTCTCCTGAGACCACAAAACAAAAAGCTGCTGTAGCTATGGATGGCGTAGCTACTGATATAGTCTCACAGGCTCTAGATAAGCCAGCTCCTCATTTAGATCAACCTATTACACCTAAAGTTAATCAAGCCAACAAAGCAACAGGCGGATTAAATATGGATACAGGTAAAGATCTCACTAAAGGAACAGTAGCTACGAGAGGTACAATTGAATCTACTGAGATGGCTAAGAGCGCCACTAAAGTAGATACTGTAGCTCAACAAGCTACTGAGAATAGGTCTGTATCTACAACTAAGAATATTGTTGATCCTGAACTCTTAGAGTTTGTAACCAAGCCTGGATCTTTTAAATCTATGAGAGAAGATGCAGATAACATTCAACAGCAGGCGCATAAAATAGAAGCAGGCGCAAGCAGAACTGTTGAAGCTATGAATCGTTCAACTGTTATCAATGACAATCTATCTCAGGTTGAGGCTGTTCTACAGTCTGAACAGAATAGATTAGATAGAGAGAAACAGAGTAGAGAGAGACTCTTTAGAGATGCTTCTGCTGGCGGAGATTTTGAGGTTCAATATAAAGTAGCAGGAGAGAGATTGGCTATATCTACTCAAAGATATAATGACAAGTTAGATGAAATTAATGCTGTGGCAGATGTAGACTTCACAGATAAGCCTCTCTCATGGCTTAATAATTACTTCTTTCGGAATAATGGACTAAATGAAGAATTAAATGTACGTAAGATTGCTATGGATGCAGATAGAGCTCAGATGGATGCACTTGCTGGATTCTCTTCTCAAGCTGAAAAGATGGCTCAAGAGATTACTATGGATACCACTGATGCGCAGGATGCACTTAAGACATCTCAGGTTCTCATGATAGCTCAATCTAAAGCAGCTCTTCAACAAGCTCAGAATGAACAGACAAACGCACAAGCAGCTACTGCTGTTATGAGTGCTAGTTCTACTGCTATCAGTACAGAAATCTCAATTCTAAAGGCCGCAGAAATCAAGGTAACTGCGGGTGAAGCTACAACTCGTGGAACTACTACCACACAGAAGCAAAGTGATACAGAATCTGTAGCTCAGAAGAGATCTGAAAATAAATCAGTAAGAGAACAAATCATTAGAGATCTACAGGGTGATCCTGATAAAGAAACTAATGATGCTTTCGTACGAGCTGTACGTTTAGGTAGGAAGAAGAGAGGACAGACTAATATCTCTGATAATCCTGATGCTACTCCAGAAGCTCTTAAGATAGAGTATGATGAGATACTCGCACAGAAGGATATTAAAGGCGAACCAAGAGAATCTGTAGTAGATGACTTCTTACTTGGTACTCGTGTAGTAACTCCTACTCCTAGCCAAGCTCTTAAGTCCTTCCAAGTTAATCAGAGTGCTGTATTAAGAGATGGTACTAATCGCGCCATAAATGTACATAAGAATCTCTTTGATACTATGCTTGAGAGACACTCAGCTGATCCAGTACCTCTTACCCAGGATAACGCAGCAACAGCTTTTGATAATGATGTAACTATAGCCTTTGAAGCCTTCCATGAAGTAATTAACGAATCTGAAGGCAGTACTAATCCTAATAGAGCTATACCTATGAGTGAGCTTGTTAAATCTCCTGGTCTTATAGAGAGTAATAACAAGTTTGTTGCAGAGGTTGTAACTCCTTATGTCACAGGTGCAGATACTAAGGTACGTGATCTTACTTCTGCTGATCTTATAGAGCTAGGTGTAGTAGCCTTCAATGATAAGAAAGTTACTTTCGAGCAGGTAGTAGAAGGTATACAGCTAATCTACGAGAGAGCCATTGTTCATAATAATACTAAGCAAGCTAGAGCTGATTGGGGTATTCCCTTACAGTCTGAGTATAATGTTAGATTGAAAGGTTCTATTGCTGGTGCTATCTGGCAGAAGCAGACAGAGGCTGCCGATGCAGTTGTATCTGGAGTTGTTGCTATCATTGCTCCTGGAGCTGAAATTAAAACTACCAAAGAAGATACTATCTTTGATATGACAGATAGTTCTGATATTCGTAGAGCTTTTATTTTCCAGAAGTCAGCAGGCGTATCCGGCGGTAGAGTTCCAGATGTAACACCAAGAGAATTTGATAGCTTTGTAGATTCCTTACCTAAAGGAGGCACTAAGTAATGTCAGTAACAAGAGAGGCTTTAATGGCTCAGTTACAAGAGGATGAGGTAGAGGCAGGTACTTTAGGTATGCCTTCATATCTGGTAGCTGCTGATAATCACTCTGTAGCTAATAACAATCAGTCCTTCATAGAGGGAGCTATTGAAACAGCTACTAACATTCCTACATATCTCGCCGCCTCAGTTGTATCAGGTCTTAATCAAATTTATAACATAGTGCCTACAATAGGTAACTATGCAGGGGGTGACTTTGAGCTATCTAAAACAGGTGATGTGATACAAGCCTTAGATGCTGATCTAGGTAAGTATTACGAAGAACATGCAGAGTCAGTAGATGTAGGGGGCTTCTTACTCTCATCTCTAGTGCCTGGTATGGCTGGTATTAAAGCTCTGAATATGGGGCAGAAAGCTCTAGCTACAGCTAATATGACAGGTCGTGTAGGTAAAAATCTACAGGCTGGCTTTGGTTTTGCTTCTACTACGCGGCGTCAACAGTACTTAGATAAGGCTGTTAAAGAAGTATCTAATACTAATTCTCTCTCCCTAATTACTAATACTAATACAATGAAAGCTATGGCTGCTGGTTATGGCTCAGCTGTATTAGATATGGCGGCCTTTGAGACTGCTACTGCTATTGCTCTATCTGCTTCCCCTGTTTTAGAGCATCAAGATTTAGGTGATATTACTACTAACATAGCTGTGTTTGGAGGTATCTTCGGAACTATAGGTGGTGGCATAAGCGTAGTTAGAAGTGCTTTCAAAGTGAAGGGAGCTAAAGCTGAAGCCGATCTAGCTACCACTGGATTCAACCAAGTCTTACAACTCCATGAGGCGGCACCACCTGCTAATAAGGTGGCCTTCTCTTTACAGCAAGTTAACAAGATTATAGATACCCCTCCTCAATTAGTAGATGATTTAGTAGCTCAAGGTAATGTAACAAGAGAAACTATTGAAGCTAGTGTTGAGGGTCAGAAAGCATTCTACGATAACCAGATACGTAAGAATCTTACCATCCTTGCAGGCAATGATAAAGATTTAGGTGCTGCTGCCTATATGATGATGACAGGGAAGGGGAGCAAGGAAGCTTGGAAAGACTACCTAGGTGCACAGAAGTTCTCTCGTAGAACAGATTTCACAGCTGAAGAGAAGCTTCTTAATCAGATCACTAAGAGAATTCAAGCAGGTAAAGGTTTAACTACTGACGCTGATGAACTTCTTAAGAGTACTGTAGAAACTTCCTATGTTAATATATGGGGAGAAGCTGCTACTATGGGTAGAGGAACAACTGAAGTTCCTATTTATACTTCTCTGTCAGATACACTTAAAGTGGGCGAATCTATTAAGATAGGTAAGAGTGGTATCACTGTAGGTAAGACTCGCTACGACTTTAATACTGACTCTATTAAAGCAGATCGACCTAACATGAGAATTGCAGGCTTTGATGATTCTCTTAAGAGGGAGACAGCAGGTTCTCATTATGATGTGACTAAGAACTCTACTCTTAATAATGAGGCTAGGCATATCTGGGCATTACAACAGAAACCTTTTGTATCTGCATCAGATCTTAAGGCTAAGCTTAAAGATCCTAAGAGACCTATAGGTGTTCTAATTGATGAAAATGATATACCTCTCTTAGAGAAGATGTATCGTGAGTTTCATATTGATCATAAGGTTAAATTAGAAAGTGGAGAAAGATTAGGCTTTACTTCTCAAGAGGAGTTGTATAAGTTTATCTTAGAGCAGAAAGATCTAGTGGCACGTAAGATGCTTAAGAGAACTATTGCAGATAAGAAAATAGGAGATGTACCTCTCACCCATGAAGAGATTGCCGCGTCTGTAAATGTAACTCCTGGTTGGCTTAATGCAGAAATTAGATCTGTTGATTATGATCGCTCAGTTTTTGCTCTACAAGGTTATGCAGCTGATTATGCTGAGAGACAAGTAGGTCTGGGTGTTAATCAGATTGCAGGTAAAACTAAGACTGCAGAAGAACTTCTTAAGGAGGCTCCAGTCTATCTTCAACCTAAGACTTTAAAGGTTACCACCGATACAGCTGCCTTTAGAGATATGAACGGTATGCTCTTAGAAGGTATGGGAATCATACAGCAGCAAGAGAGACTTCTATCTCAGAGAGTACAGAATGTAACAGCTAATTACTTTGGAGATGATTTTAATAAGCTGATTCCTATATCTAAAGATGTTATGTTAGATGCTGAGCAGCTAGGTATTATTGGATTAGCTAACTCACTAGGTGCAGGAAGTAAGTTCCTAACTGCTGCCTCAGCTAACTATGGTTCTCTTGCTAATCATATGGAAGCTATAGGTAGATTTACTTCTATCATTAAAGGTAAGAAAGTAGATGCTATGAATGAGGTGCTTAATCCATCTCTTGTAGGTATCGCTGGATCACAAAAAGCTGCTATTGAATGGTCTACCTTACACGCTAAGATTCGTAGTTATGGTGGACAGAAGTATGTACTCTCTCCTAAAGGTAACTTTCTAGAGAGGAAAGAGATAGCTCTTCATAGGAGACAGGCTGCGGAAGGTGTAGAAGGTATAAGTCTTGATCCTCCTCCTACTAAGTTTGAAGGCGCACCAGATGTTATTCCTATGCGGCATCCACAGACAATTGAACTAGCTCGTACTCATGTATTAGCTAATGGTAAGAGAGTACACGCTACCAATGAGATGCGTACAGCTCAAGGTATGGAGATTAGAGTAGAAGCTGATGAGTTCTATCCTATCCCAATTAATCCTAAAGATGTACCTTTCTTTGCTATAGTAACAGATGACTCTATCACAGGTACAGGTCATAGTAGTATGATCTATGCGAATAGTGAAGCTGAGCTTGAGACTATGATTAGTAAACTAGGTGTTCGTACTCCTGTGCGGCCAGGTAGTAATATCTTTCAAGCTGATAACTGGAAGATATATACTAAGAAGGATGCAGAAGATTACTTTAAGTCCTTTGGTACATTTGAGAAGGGTCGTGCTCTTAATGATAACTACGTAGATACAGCAATGGCTCGTAAGGGTATCTCATCTCCTATGTTCGTAGCTACTGATCCAGTGAAGGTAGTACAGGATACTCATGCTTGGCACTCTACTCAAGAGACTTCTCTAGTTCGTGAGATGCTAGATGCTAACTATGAGAAAGAGTTTGAGTATCTAAGACAACGCGGCAGAGAGTTCACTAATCTCTCTACATCTAAGTTTAATAGTACAGCTTCTCTTAAGCACGCTGAGAATGTAGTTAGAAATCCTTATATGGATTACATTCGTACAGCTATGGATGTTAAGAACTATGCTGACTATCCTTTCTGGGTTAATGCTAATATACAGCTTGAGAAGAAAGTCTCAGATATGTATGATAGGATAACTGCTACATTCTATAAGTCTAAGAGTGTTGAGGAGTTGAGTGCTATCAATACAGAGCTTGCTAAGTCTGGATATAAGGGAGCAGCATATGATGCTAAGATGGAGTTCATTGTTAATCATACTGCTCCTAAGAGTGCATTACAGAACTTTGTACAGAAGTCTAATGCAATCTTAGCTACTACTATTCTCCGCTTAGACATGATGAATGCTATTACCAATGCAGTCTCATCTAATATCCTCTATGGCGCAGAGATGAAATCTATTCAGAGAGCTATTAATAGAGATGGCGGAGAGAAGGCAGTAGGTGCTCTTGCAGCTCTCAGAGATGTAAAGGTTCCTGGTACAGGAGAATCTATCATATCTCCACAGAAGATAATGGCTAATGCTTATAAGGCATTCGGTAGAGATAATGCTGAGATGAAGTTCTTTAAGGATCATGGCTTTGTAACTACTATCTCTGATCAGTATAAGAGTGTGATAGATAACATGACTCTTAATGGAACTGAGTCAGCTCTTGAGTTGAGTACGAAACTATCTAAAGCCAGAGAGATCGTACTCAAAGGTGTTGATAAAGGAGAACGCTGGACTGGGAATAGATTAGCTGAAGAATTCAATAGATTCATAAGTGCTCACTCAATGAAGCAGATTACAGATATAGCTGTAGCTCATGGAGCAATGGACTCTCGCTCAGCTCTGGCTTATATCAATACTTTTGTTAATAGAACACAAGGTAACTATCTAGCTTCTCAGAGACCTATGATATTCCAAGGAGCTGTAGGTCAAAGTATTGGACTCTTCCAGACCTATCAGTTCAATCTTATGCAGCAGCTTCTGCGTCATGTAGGTGAGGGAACAGCTAAAGATACAGCTACACTGATAGGCTTACAGGGAACTATCTTTGGTCTCAATGGTCTACCAGCTTTCAATGCAATCAATACTCATATCATAGGTACAGCTTCTGGTAATAATGAACACAAAGATGCTTATACTACTATTTATGGTGCGGCAGGTAAGGATGCAGGGGATTGGTTAATGTATGGACTTGCATCTAATATGCTCTTACATCCTGATCTTAAGACTAATCTCTACGTACGTGGTGATATCAATCCTAGGAATATAACAGTAGTTCCAGTTAATCCTGCTAACATTCCTATTGTACAGGCGGCTGGTAAGTTCTTTGGTAACATCTGGGATGCGTCACGTAAGGTTGCGGGTGGTGGAGATATACCTACTGCTATCCTACAGGGGTTAGAGCATAATGGTATATCAAGACCTCTAGCTGGTATAGCTCAGACCCTTCAAGGTTTAGCTAATCCTGAGAATGCAACCTACTCTACAAGTAAAAGGGGTAATGTTATAGGTTCTAATGATATGTTGAGTCTAGTGAATATGGGTCGCATGATGGGCGGTAAGCCTCTAGGTGAAGCAGTAGCTACGGATGCAGCTTATAGAATTAAGTCTTATGCTTTGAGTGATTCAAGGAAGAGAAATAACTTAGGAGAGACTATTAAGTCTACTATCATTGCAGGTCAACAGCCATCTAGAGATCAGGTGGAAGATTTTGCTTTTCAGTATGCTGCGTTAGGTGGGAAGTCTGAGGAGTTTCATTCTTGGATGATGCAACTGTATACTACTGCGAATACAAGTCAAGCTAATGAACTGAGAAGGTCATTGAACAGTCCTTTCTCTAAAAATATGCAACTTATAATGGGAGGTTACGAATTAAATGATTTCACTAATTAGATCAATTACATTACTAGTAATATTATCGGTATTATATCCAGCAGTTAGTTATGCAGATAGAACTGTACGCGTCCAATGGATCTCAGCCACAGAAAGAGAAGATGGGACACCACTTCTTATAGAGGAGATAGCATACGTTGGGGTGTACTATAATGATCCAGAACAAGGACTTATTCTTCACAGAGAGTTTGAGCTATGGGGTATTAAAGAAGGTAATCCTTATATGGCCTGGTATGAAACTAAACCTGAGCCGCATTGTTATACAATGACAACGGTTGATACTGACGGTATAGAAAGTATCATGACACCCCTGTTCTGTATGGAATATCTAACTCCAGGTGAACCACAGGTAATATGTCAATGAACGATATACTAGTGATGCTTAGAACTACTGTGGGCTATATATGGTTGAATCCAAAAGGTATAGAATCAGTAGTGCCTGGAGAGAAGAATCTCATAATTACTACTTTTAGTGGTGAGGTACATGAAATTCCTAGTATGGATTTAGGTGAGCTTGCTGCTAAACTTGGATATGAACTTAAAACAACTTAAGAGGATATAGAAGGCATAAAAATACCACCTATGAGATACATATCATATCCTGTAGGTGGTATTTAATTTCTTAAGGAGCTTTACTAACTAATCTTTACTGTAGTGAACTTCAAGGTACTCTGGTGTTAGATACCACCTATCATTAGCGTTAGAGTCATCAAAGGCTATCATGCCGCCCTCTCTTGGTATAATCCCTTCATCTAGTGAGATACCCTGCATAGACATACCTATCTCATAAGGATACATATAAGTCTTATCCTTCTTGCTGTAGGAAGTAACAGCTGCTTGTGGGATAGGAGGTAGCTCTAATACTTCTACTTCCTCTTCTGCTATGAACCAATCATCAGCTAATAGATCAGACTGACTAGCAAGCCAACCTGGCTGCCACTTCTTATTAGCTGTAAACATAGCAAAGTATCCAAGACTTTCCAGCGGTGTACTTTCACCAATCCATTTAGCTGTTCTGTCATTCACCTTTCTTTCTGTTCCTTGCGTATCATAAGGAGGTAGATTGAGAGGTGACATATAAACGATAAACATGTTCTTACCGTTCCATCCTTGTCTAGCTACTTTCTCTCCTGCTTTTGCTGCTTCTATTGCATATCCTATATTCATCTTCTTATTCCTGCCGCATGGGACTTTGTTGTGGTTATAGGTTACAGTGAATTCTGTGGGGCTATCTTAGCCATGTGTTTCTTAATCTGTTTCTTTTGAATCTTCCAGTCTCTATCTATTCTAGACTTAAGCACATCTATCAGTCCATTGATTTCTTGTGCTAGCTCTAGTGTATCCTTAGATAGCTTTAAGTCAGGTTGATACTCTATATGAATCTTCTGTAGAGTAAAGTTAAGAAGCCAGTTTCTTCTTGTAGCCATACGTTGGAAGATAGTTGGTGATTTAGATTCTTTTCTTTCAGTTCTCATATTAGTTCCTCTGTTAGATCTGTTAGTTTATATATCAGTTAGAATGGTATATCATCATCGTAGCCTAACTCACCCTGCTCATACTCTCCTTCTGGGCTGTCATCAGGCTCAGCTTCCTTCTCCAAGAGCTGTTCTCTTATCAGTGGTTCCATCCGCTCAGTCTCAGTTAACCATAGAGGAACTTCAAGAGTTACTTCTACTCCTCTTCCTTCTCCTTCTACGGTAAAACCTCCACAATCTCTTACTACTTGTGTAACTTGTGAGTAAGGTAACCAAGTCTGTCCTAGCTCTTCTCCATCTGAATCATGGAAAGCCGCTAGGAAAGCTTTCTTAGTAGTGGGTGCTACAACTATCGTAGCTGTTACCCAGATGGTTTTATCTTTTGGTCTCATTATTAGTTCCTGCCTTGTTAGGACTTTTAGTTATTTAGGTTCAGTGGGTGGGAGAGTCTTAGCAATCAAGAGTCCAGTTCTCTTATACTTCAATCGCGCACATAGCACTCCACAGAGTTCATCCATATCTTCTTCAAAGTAATCTCCATGAAGAGCTACCTTACAGTGACCTGCTATCTCAGCTATGATCATCTCGAATTCATCTTGTGGATACTTCTGTATGAGTTCTATCATATCAGGATGGTGTTTAAGTTCCTGTGCTAGATTTATCCTGTTCTGAGAAAAGTATTTAAAGTGCTTAGGATCGCCCCAGTTAGGGTGTGTCTCTGAGTTATGGCTCATCAATCTATCTCCAAGTATTGTCGTTGTATAAAGTTATTACTCAAGGGTATACGTTGAAAGAGTCTACCTCTGTAGAGTATGAATCCAACAGGTCTATCCTGTATCTCTAGTTCTTCTAAGAAGTCTCCTTTAGGAGAGAAGAGTCTTATTGTGATCTTCATGTAGAATAAACCTTAATCTTACGTCGTAATTCTTTTGCTCTTCTTTCGTGTATCTTTAGGCTTATCTTATTGCTAATATGCTCATTTGCTTTACCTGTATCACATTTGTTGCACGGTATAGTAGAGTCCCACAGATAACCAACATCAAAGCATTCTTTACAAGTTGCATCGTTGTATGACTTTTCTTCTAAGGGTTCTGGCATTTGTAACTTACTCATAGCTCATACACTCCTAGTTCTTCTTTCGTTAATAAGCTCCAATCAAGAAGCTCAGTATTCTTATTCTCTATAATCTCTTTAACAGGTAGATAACCATGATTCACTACTTGCACTTTTTGCGCCATAGTTAGATTACCTAGTATCTCAAAGAGTTGTTCTCTTCTCTCAAGATCAGAGTAAACCTGACCCCATATATCTCTAGCTTCTAAGGGTTTATTAGTATGCTCTATCATCTTCATGATCTTATGCGTAACATCTGAGTGCTTACCTTTACCAAACTCTCCTAGTGCTTCAGGCATATTACGCTCTGTGAATGTAAGAAGAGTATTAGCATAGATCACTTCTTTGGGAGTTATATAGAGTGTCTTGTTATTAGCACAAATTACTATAAGAAGTTTAAGTAGAATAGGGAAGCGTCGATTAGAATAAGATCCAAAGCGTGGATCATCTAAGGGTTTCCAGCTATGATAGATCTTATGTAAGAGTCTATCAGCTTCAGGAGTTAGTTTAATCTCTCCTTGCATTACTTCCTTAATAGCTTTAAGTTCCTCTATAAGAGATTCCTCAACCTCTTCGTCTGGTAGCGGCATCCACGTCCTTTTAAAGCCTGTTGATTCTGCTTGTACGAAGATAAGTCTGGAGAAGAATCCTTGTCCGATTGCATCAGGAGGGAATAACATGTTAACACCAGTAGAAGTGTTCCCGCCAAGAATAGATACAGTAGGCTTATTAAGATAAACAGACTTAGAATTTTTAAGCTTATAATCATATACGTCTTCTCCCCAGTCCCATAGATCACCTAAGATAGACATGAAGTCTGTATTACCTTGGCCTATGAAGTTATTGAATTCATCAGCAGCTATGTAGGATTCAGCTATATTGAAATCTGAGGCGGTATCTCCCCA